TTTATCAGTAGCGTAAACCATTTCTGTTTGGGATTGTGTAGTTAATTGATGCAACATAGCGAATGCTGATCCGTCACTTATTGTTTGAGTGATTGATGCTTTACCTGCGACTTGTACTGAAATGTTGTGTATTCTTAGTAAAGTAGACTTTGCTACTCCTAAATTTACAAAGGATCCTAAATCTATTTCCTCTTGTGTATATGTCGTTCCGTTTGTTGATACTTTGCCTCTGATAAAAAATGAATCACTTTTAGCCATGCCTTCCTCATTACGGTAAGGTTTATGAATATTTTTACCGGATTTCGACCAGCTGGTTTCCGGATTTCGGCGATTTACCGACAATCCTTGCGCCGGAGGCGTCCCGGTGACTATATATTTCTTAGCGGTTTCCGCGTATCATTAGTGACCACTCTACCGACTGTGGGTAAATGATACGCGGTATCATACCAGTTTTTTGTAAGTGCTTGCACAAATTTGTAAATCAAATAATATTATATATATACACTAAGTCCGAAAATCATGCCACAACCTGACCCGATAGATATAGCAGAAGAGATAATGTACTCATTAAGAAGATTAAATACGATATTATGTAAAGCATTTGACATAGATGAAGGGGATATATAGATGTTAGATGAATTTGTTGCCGATATATGTGTTAATTGCGGTAAAGAAATAGTAGGATTAGCGATGTATCCTAACGAAGTAGATTTTTGTGATACAGAATGTGCCAAAGAATTTGATTTAATGGCATTAGAACAGGAGGAGGAGTAATGCCACACCTAATATCAGCTACTTTATCAGAAGAAGCATACAAAGTATATTGCAGATGGAAGTCTACACGATCAGCAAGTGCTAAGATTTCTTTAGCGATGTCAGAGTTAGAACAGATTCAGGAGTTAAATGAGGCATTGATTACACAATTGAACATAGCTAAGTCAAGATGGAAATGGTTAAATGAAAATTTAAACAAAGAAATCATGTTAAAAGAATTAACTGCAGAACAAATTCTGGATTTATCAACACAACATGACCATTTGTATTACAGGAGGGATTAAAATATGCCTTTTACATGTTGTGTTTGTTTTGAAGTTTGTGAAATACAAGATTGTATTCGATTTGAAGGTATAACTTTTTGTTATGATTGTTCAATGAAAGGTTTGAATTAGAATATTAAACAGTATTATTCATCCATAGCGCACTAAGAACTGCAACTAATCCTAACATTACTTTCCAGATAGGGTGTTTTGGGTCTGCTAATGTTTTTTCAACATCATCATTCATTAATCTTCACCTTGACTTCTGTTTCTAACCATAGCCAAAGCACCTTGATATTCTTTTAAATCGTATTTTTCTAATATAATCATATAGTTAACATCATCTGCACCACTATTTTCACATTGAATAAATAAATCTTGGATTATCATATTATCAGGGTCAACTATACTTCGACCAAATACTGGTGATCCTGTTACTCTATTCTCTGAAACTGCCCAAGCGATCTGTCTGTTGTCGTCCCATCTCCATCCTAAAGTTGTCACTGGTTCTGTTGTTAGCTTTGCATTTATATCTTCAGCTGAATTGTTTGGATCTCTTGGAGCTACAATAAACTCAACAACTCTATATCCTGTGTCAAATCTACCATCATCTAACAATATTCTATTAGAGTTAGAATCTTTAGGTATTCTTCCTTTCATAGTATACTTGCCTATTAGTTTCATTTCTTCTTCCTCCCTTTCTTAAATGCTCTGGACATAGCCTTTAGGTTTATTTGTCCTTTTTTAGCGCCTGATTTATATTTAAATTTGTTTGAATTTGCTTTTACGTACTTTTGCCAGGAGTTTAATGGTCGCTTTGCTTTTGCAGCTACTTTCTTTCCAGAGACTACAGATTGCTTTGCAGATTTGACCATTTGGCGAGCATCACCAAACAATTCGTACATTTCTTCGAGCGTTCCCTCTACTTTAACCATCAGTTTAACCTCACTGTTGGCTTAATGCTAGTGCAACGCTGTTTGCTTGTGTTGCGTTTTCTAATGTGCATTCCATTACATAACATATAGACATGTCTGTAACTGCACTAGATAAGTCACAACCTAGGAATAATGAATCTACACCTACTAAGTAGCCGTTTGTAAAATCTTGAGGAGCTACATCAAAGTGTTGTGTGATAAATCCTGTTGTGTAATCGGCTGCAGCTGATCCATCTTCAGAAGTTGGTGCGTTGTAAGCTCTAAGAGATCCAGATGCAATTAAGGATTTATCAGTAGCGTAAACCATTTCTGTTTGGGATTGTGTAGTTAATTGATGCAACATAGCGAATGCTGATCCGTCACTTATTGTTTGAGTGATTGATGCTTTACCTGCGACTTGTACTGAAAT